GAAAGTTCTCTACCAAATTCACATCCTTACAAAACATCAGCACCTTAATATTTATAGTATAGTATGGATTATAAACAAATCATAGATAAGTTAGTAAAAGAACTCTCATTTAGAGTAGGGATTCCCAATATACATGATAAGGAACACCAATCAATTATGTCAGAAATCCTTTCAGAATGGGGTGAGTATGATGTAAAACAAACTATTTTTGAATTTCTTACTGAAAAGGATGATGCTAAGATTGACCCTGATACTGAAGTAACTTACCGAAATAAAGATGGTGATACAAGAAAAACAACTTATGCTAACGCAATTAAGAATGATAAAGAATCCCCACAATATAAAGCAGCTGATGCATTAAGAAATAGACCAAGAGATAAAGATGGTAATCAAACTAAGCAAAAAAGTATGTTCAATACTGCTGCTGAAAAACAAAAAAGAGAAAAAGAAAAAAAGATTGCAGATAAAATTGAAAAAGAAAAGGGAAGTGATTCTAAGTCAACCGAAGATGAAGTAAAAGCAGGTATTCCAAATCAAAAAGATAAAACTTTAACTGATGTTGATACTAAATCAACAGATATTTACACAAATGAAGATACAGGAGTAACAGATGAAGATTTTAATAATGATGTAAATTCAATATATGAAAATAGTGCAGATAGATTAAAATCTGAAGATTTAGATGAATACTTTAATTCAGGTAAGATACCAAAAAAATATCAAACTGTAATTGCAAGATTAGTTAACTCTGAAAATGGTAAACAAAAAATTACTGATTATATGAGTGGTGTTGGTGCTGGTCAACTACAATCACAAGCTGGTGAAATATTAACAATGGCGGGCATTGGTATGAACGATGAAGAGTTTGATGGGTTTATTTCAAAACTTGAAGAACAAGTATCTAAATATCCAAAAGGTTCAAAACCAGTTGTTACTAAAGAATGGTTAGAATCAGTAAGACACGTAAGAAGTGTTACCAATAAAAGATATGATTCACAATTTGGAAAAGGTAATTGGGAGATTGAAGCAAGTGCATGGGATGTACCAAATGAATTTGAAGCATTAGGAAATTCAGATTACAATAAAAATAAAGGATTTTCTTCAGATATGTATGTGAAAGTATCTGTTAATGGTAAACCCGTCTTAGATGAAATTTCACTTAAAAAAGATACAACTGCAAATATTTACAATGGAGTTGTAACTGATATTAAAAATTGGTCATCTAATGTACCAGAAAGTGCAGATATAGATGCTTATAAAAAAGGTGAATTAGAAAGACCACAACAATATGGTAAGAATGCTCAACAACTACAAGTTGATAGAAAAATTTTAACATCTGAAGCAGTAACGAAAAATAAAGAATTAAGAACAACTCTTAATGCATTGGGTGTTATTTCTGGTACTGCTGCAAAAGGATATAAACTTGAACCTAAGGCAGAGGAAATTATTACTAAGTTAGAATCAATGCCAGTACCACCACCAATAGATTTAGATAGATTCAAACAAACTTTCAATACTGGTGATAAAACAAGATACAAAAAGTTTTTGATTATGCATGCAGCATGTCAAAGAGCAAAAGAAATTTCTGAAGGAAATACCGAAAAAACTACTGCTGGTGAATTTTTAAATAATCACATTGGATATGAAAAGGGTGAGGATGGAAAATTCCCACAAGGTTCAATTAAAAGATATCAAAACGATACTATTCAATTTTTAGTTGATGATGAAGAAGCAAAAGAGGGATGTTTAACTGCATTAGCAGAAAAACTACCAATGAAATCCTTATTAGAGGGTGAAGAAAAAATGGCAATTGGTGGATTATCTGCAGACCCTAAAACACTACAAAGAGTTTTTGGTATCGATAACTACGAAGATTTCAAAGCAGGATTAACTATGAAAGAAGATGAAGATGGTAACAATTTTCTTGTGTATCGTTCAGAAGAACCAGCTAAAGAAGTTTCTATTGCAGAGGTTAAGGTGAGACAAAAAGGACAAGGATATGCTTCGAGTGTTGGTTTAGAGTTTCAAATTGCAAAAGAGTTTGGAAAAGAACTATATTCTGCAAATAAAGAAGAATATCCACCAGAACCAGAAATATCAAATAAAGAAAAGAGAAAACTTGGAGTAGGCCCCTCTAAATAGCTCTAATTAGAGCTACCCTATATTTAGTTGATTTTTTAACACTTTCCAAAAATCCTATTATATTTATATGTGACCAATTAATTGAGATAGGAATTTTATGCAAACACAGTTACTTTGTACTTTTACTACAAAAGAACATCTACAAAATACCCTACAACTTATTAGAGAGACATATCATATAGTCTACAACTATATCTATGTTCTTCAGAATAAGGGTAATTTAGATGAACTTTTTATTACCTATAATATAGATACATCATTTAGACCAGAAAGACCATTAGAGGATACTATATTAGTTCACAGAAAAAAACAATCTAATACTCTTTACACAATCAATGCTTTGAACGAATTAGTTAAAGAAGAGAATGGTGGTGTGTTAGATAAAAAGTTTACAATTGATTGGAGCAAATTTAGAAACTCAATTATCGTTACCAATGTAGAAGGAACAAAAAAGATTTCTACAAGAATCTTCGAGGTAATAGAATTTAGTAAAAAATAATTCACTTTTTATTTGGATTTCTCGTATTTTTTTCGTATATTTACTATGTAAATGATTAAAACTTAAAAGATATGACAATTAAAGAATTTTACTTAGAAAATTATCCAACCGATGAGTTGGGAATTGAAATTAAAGAAACCTCAACTTTCTCAGGCTTATTAAATACTCTATTCAATGGAGGTGATGTTTATAGTTACTTTGGTGTAGATGATTCTATTATCAGAGAAAGACTATTTACTAAATTATCTGAAGAACTTGAAACTTCTTACGATTACATATACAATCTTTGGTTAAAATAAAATTTAAAATATGAGAATAGGATACGCAAAATTTAAAGAAATTAAAAAATGGTATGGTTCATCTGATTTTGAAATCGGATATGACAAAGAAGGGTTAACAATTAGATTTGGATATTGGAGACAAGTAGATATGGAAGAACTAAGTGATATACTACCAGGTTACTTCACACTCACAGAAAATCTTGTTGATGATGACGATGATTGTGGACCACTTTACAATTATTTAATTTCAACAGAAAATATCTAAAAAAAAGTACTAAAATATTTGGAAGTCTCAAATATATTTCGTATATTAGTAGTGTAAGATTGAGAGTTATGAAAGAATCAACAGTTAAAAAAATAATCAAAGACATTTTCCCTAAGATAGAGAACCACTATGGATTCTCTAAATTCCAAGAATGTACTCCTTATGTAGAAACTCATAAAAACATTTATGAGAAGTATAGTGGTGAGGAAGGTGCTCAAGGTGAAGAAGATAAGTGTCATGCTGAGTATTGTAGTATGATGAATGAAATCACAGTTTACTATCCACAAATGAAAAGTAAGAAAATGGTTATTCAAACTTTAATTCATGAATACATTCACTACTTACAATCACCAACTTGGTTCAAAAGATACTACAATATGGGACATGATTATGTAACTCACCCATATGAGAAGGAGGCTATTAGTTACGAAAAAGATTATAAATTATTCATATGATAGATACTTGGACTAAAGAACAATTTTTACAATGTATAAGTGATTTATACAAAGAGGCGTTTGGTGTAAGACCTCGTGGTGTAAATTATTCTGAATGGAGTTTAGAAGAACTTAAAACCGAATGGAAACGATTGGAAGTGATAGCAATCGATGAATTTTGGTATAATGATTAAAAAAAATACGAATTTGTTTGGAATTGTAAAAATAAATTCGTATATTTGTATAAATAAAATTTAAATATGGAAGAAACGGCGAAAGAGTACTGTGAAAGGTTATATCCTGAAACCACCGCAGAGTTTAGAAAAATCCTCGATGAGATGTATGAAACTTTTTGTAAAAAACAAAGGAACTATGGACCTGGTAATATATCAGTAGGTTCACCTTTAGAAACAACAGAAGATAAGAATGTTGCATTGACTGGATTGTGGTTTAGAAAGAATGATAAAATACAAAGATTACTACAATTAGTAGTCAAAGGTCAACCAGATGAGGTTGGAGAAAATATTCAAGATACTTACGAAGATTTATCAGTTTATGGTATCATTTCACAAATCGTTCAGAGAGACAAATGGGCTAAGTAATTGTTAATAAAATTTCTTAAACTTCGGTGTGTTTTTGGAATTTTACTATATTTATATATACACCGAGTGGAATTAGTTTGACACTCAAAACTTAAACTTAAACAATTAATAATTTAACACTAAAAGGTAAAAATCATGGCTTTAGACATTAACGCAATCAGAAGTAGACTGAACAAACTACAAAACACTCAAAGGAAATCAGATAACTTATGGAAACCAACACCTGGTAAACACCAAGTTAGAATAGCTCCTTACAAGTTCGACAAAGATAATCCTTTCATTGAACTTTATTTTCACTATAACATTAACAACAAAACTTATTTATCACCAGCATCTTTCGGTAGACCTGACCCAATTGTTGAGTTCTCCGATAAACTAAAAAGAATGGGTGATAAAGATGATTGGAAAGCAGCAAAGGCAATGGAGCCTAAGTTGAGAACTTTTGTACCTGTTATAGTAAGAGGTGAAGAAGGTGAAGGAATTAGATTTTGGGGATTTGGTAAAACTGTATATCAAGAAATCTTAGGATACATAGCAGATCCAGATTATGGTGATATTACAGACCCAACAAGTGGTAGAGATTTAACAATCGAGTATAAATCTGCAGAAGATGCGGGTACTACTTATCCAACTACTACTATTAGAGTTAAACCATCAACTACTCCAATTCACGAGAATGCTGAAACTGCTAAATCTCTTATTGAAAATCAAACAGAGATTACAGATTTATATTCAGAGTTATCGTATGATGAATTGAAGTCAGTACTTGAGGGTTGGTTAAATCCATCAGATGATTCTTCAAAACAATCTTCTGAATCTCAAACTCTTTCACAAAGTAAACCTGCTCCGGCAACTGAAACTAAAACAGTAACAGAACCAGTAAAAACTGATTCTAAGAAAACTGATGATGTTGCAGCAGCATTTGATGATTTATTCAACAATTAATACCAACTAAATGGCGAAAAAGAAAGCAAAAAAAGAACTGGACTTAGCTGATATTCTGGCTGGTGAGTTAAACAAACAATCAAAAGATTCCAAAGTAGCATTTTTCTTAAATGAAGATGAAGCACCTACAAATGTAGAAGGTTGGATATCTACTGGTTGTGCAATGTTAGATGTTGCTATCTCCAATCGTCCTTATGGTGGATTACCAGTTGGTAGAATTACTGAGATAACAGGTTTAGAACAAAGTGGAAAATCATTAGTATCTGCACACCTCCTCGCTGAAACACAAAAGTTAGGTGGAGTTGCAGTATTGATTGATACAGAAACTGCAGTAAGTAGAGAATTTTTAGAAGCAATCGGTGTTGACGTTTCTAAACTTCTTTATGTATCAGCAGATTCAGTTGAACAGATTTTCGATTTTACTGAAACTATTATTGAAAAAGTTCGTGAAACTTCAAGAGATAAAATTGTAACTATCGTAGTAGATTCAGTTGCAGCAGCATCAACAACAAATGAGTTGGCATCCGATTATAAAAAGGATGGATATGCTACTGATAAAGCAATTATTATCTCGAAGGCAATGAGAAAGATTACCAATATGATTGGTAGACAGAAAATCTCATTAGTATTCACTAACCAACTTAGACAAAAGATGAATGCCATGCCATTCGGTGACCCATGGACTACAAGTGGTGGAAAAGCACTAGCTTTCCATGCATCTGTAAGATTGAGGCTGAAAGGTATGGGACAAATCAAACAAAAGGTAAATGGAAACGATAAGACAGTTGGTATGAAAGTAAGATGTCAAATAGTAAAAAACAGAATGGGGCCACCATTAAGAGCGGCTGATTTTGAGATTTACTTTGACAGGGGTATCGATAACTACGGTTCGTGGTTAAAGGTAATGAAAGAAAACAAATTAGTAAAACAAGCAGGTGCATGGTACACATATGTGGATACCGATACAGGTGAAGAACTAAAATTTCAATCTAAAGATTTCATTGGTTTAATGGAAGATAGAGAAGATGTAAGAGAACAAATTTACAAAAAGATTTGTGAAGAATCAATCTTACAGTATAAATCTAATACTTTAGATATTGATAATATGGAAGTTGACCCTATTATACCTGAGTAAAATTAAATTTAAAATTATGAAATTAGATAAAAGAATCTATGACATGTTAAAATCAGAAGCAGAAGCTGATAAGAACAAAGCTTTATTATCATTGGATTTACTTAAAAATTTTCCAAGTGGAATAGGTGACCATTCTACTAAAGATTTTTGGGATAATGCAACAGAGGCTTTAAAGTTATTAGCATCTGCGGATGAAAGGTTAGAAACTTTAGATAAGTATTTTAACACAAAAGAAGTTTTATAAATGAAAGAACTATACAAAAACATTTTAGAGTCAGTTGAAACAGAACATAGCCAAAATATCGATAAACACAAGAATTCTCGTGTTTTAATTATCGATGGCTTGAATACATTTATCAGATGTTGGTCATCCATTCCTACAATGAATGATGATGGTGACCATGTTGGTGGTGTAACTGGTGTATTGAAATCAATTGGATATGCAATCAGACAAGTTCAACCGACTCGTGTTGTTGTAGTGTTCGATGGGCAGGGTGGTTCTCAGATGAGGAAAAAGATTTATCCTGAGTACAAGGCTGGTAGAGATAAAAACAAATTAAGAGTAAACAGACAATATGCTGGAATGATGAACGACGAAGATGAGCGTGAATCAATGAAAAGACAATTTGTTTGGTTAACAGAGATGTTACATGCTCTACCAGTTACTACCATGATTTATGATGGTGTAGAGGCAGATGATATTATGGCTTATATTCCTACTCAAATTTTAGAAGAAGGTGAACAAGCAGTTTTAATGTCAACTGATAAAGATTTTCTTCAATTGGTTGATGAAGATACTATTATGTGGTCTCCAACTAAAAAGAAAATCTATAATCGTAAATCAGTAAAGGAAGAGTTTGGTATTGATTCAAGAAACATACTAATGTATCGTATTCTTGATGGTGATAAATCAGATAACATACCAGGTGTGTATGGATGTGGTATTAAAACTGTTATTAAACGTTTTCCTGAACTTGTAGAAGAAACTGAAGTAAATGTATCAGATTTACTAAAACTTGCAGAGGAACGTAAAGGAAAGATTAAAGTTTATTCTGATATTTTAGAATCAAAAGAACAAATCTTATTGAATGAACAACTAATGCAATTGAAAGACCCAAACATTAGTGGTCAAATTAAAATGAAGGTTTTAGATAGATTTAATGAAGAGATTTCTCCATTAAACAAAATAAACTTTCTTAAGGTCTTATTAAAATACAAAGTAGTAAATAACTTTGGTGATATCAACGATTGGTTAAAAATAACATTTGGAAATATTATTACCGATTAATTTGGATATATCAAAATTATTTCGTATATTTGTATAAATAAAAAAATAAATGCAACAAGAAGTAGATACTTTATCAAAATACGGTCAATCATTTCAAAGTAAAGTAGTTTCTGCATTTCTTACAGATAATAAATTTCTTGATACAATTAGTGAAATAACCACAACAAAGTTCTTTGAGAACGATGCAAACAAGTGGATTGTTGAAGAAATTATTAATTATCATGAAGAATATAGAAAACCTCCAACATTAGATGTATTCAAATCTCAGTTATCAAAAGTAGATAATGAGATATTGAAGAAAACAGTAGTAGACCAACTTAAACACGTCTTTACTAATATTGGTAATGTTGATTTAGATTACATAAAAAATGAATACAGAGAGTTTTGTATCAATCAAAATTTAAAAGGAGTAATACTTCGTTCAGTTGATTTACTAAAAGCAGGTTCTTATGATAGAATCAAAGATTTAGTAGATAATGCAATGAAAGTTGGTACTGAAACTAATTTAGGTTTAGATTATATTGAGGGATTTGATGAACGTATGGAAGATTTAAAACGTTCAACTGTTCCAACTAATTGGGACCCGATTAATGATTTGATGGATGGTGGTTTAGGACCTGGTGAATTAGGAGTAGTTGTAGCACCTTCTGGTGTTGGTAAAACTTGGATTCTTACAGCACTTGGTGCAGATGCAGTTAAACGAGGATTAAGTGTAGTTCACTACTCAATGGAGTTATCAGAACATTATGTAGGTGCAAGATACGATACTGTATTTACACAAATACCATCTTCTGAATTAAAAGAAAAGAAAGAAGAGGTTAAAAGTAGAATCCAAGGACTTAAAGGTAAACTACTAATAAAATACTTCCCACCAAAAGGTGTTTCGGTAAAAAAACTTCAACAACATATCGAGAAGATGATTACATTAGATAATAAACCAGATTTAATCATTGTAGATTATGCAGATTTATTATTATCAGATTCTAATAAAACTGATTCAACTTATGCTGAACAAGGTGGTGTTTACATTGACCTTAGAGGTATGGGAGGACATTTAGAAATACCAGTTTGGACTGCATCACAAACAAATCGTTCTGCTATTGATTCGGAAGTTATCGAGGCAGATAAAATTGCTGATTCATATGCGAAAGTTATGAATGCAGATTTCATTATGAGTTGGAGTAGAAAATCAAAAGATAAATTGAATAATACTGCTCGAGCTCACATTATGAAAAACAGATTCGGACAAGATGGAATTACATTCCCTTGTAAGATGGATACTAATACAGGTTATATTGTTGTGTATGATGGAACATCACCAGATGGAGTAATTGCACAGAAACAAGCAGCAAGTGGTCAATTAGAAACTAAAAAACTCCTCCACAAAAAGTATGTGGAAAATATGGGGTAAGGGTATCAAAAAAATTTTAACACATGGGTTATCAAAATAATAAATGTGTGAAAATAAAAAAGTAAAAAAAAATAATATGAAAACATTATCGTTTTTCAATATATACTATAATTATAAACACGACCAAAGGATTGGTCACTTCAAAACTAAATTTAAAAATAGAAAATTTTATGGCAAATTCACAAGAACTATTTGAACAGATTAAAGATTTATTCGTTCAATTTGAATCAGAACACAATGGTACAACAAAAGCAGCTAAATCAAGAGCTAGAAAAGCAATTGGTGAAGTTAAGAAACTTGTAACAGATTACAGAAAAGCATCAGTAGAAGAAAATAAATAAGGTTATATCATGAGCAAACTATTCCAAGAAAGAATTCCATTCAAACCATTCGAATACCCAATCTACTATACAGAAGGTTGGTTAAAACAAGCACAGGCATTTTGGTTACATACTGAAATACCCATGCAAGGTGATG